CTTTCTTTCAGCGGTTCCCAGGTTTCGCCAAAAGCAGCCCGTCCCAGGCCATTCAGGATGTCAAGAAAATCCTGCCACAGTTCCTTGCAGCCGGTCAGGAATTGCGTCCAATCACCGGTCTGAAAGCCTGTAATCAAGCCAGCCAGAAGATCAAACAGGTGCCCGCCCAGCGTGATGATGTCTGCGGTCAGGTCAACCAGTCCTTGCCACAGGGCTTGCAAGACAACTAGAATCGTGCCTTTGTGCTCCTCCCAGAACTGACCCAGTGAATCAAGAGCATCTCGGCCAAATTGCTTTGCTCCCTCAAAGAATGCGCTGATTTTCTCTCGCAATGCATCAACGTCAACACCAGCTTCGCTCAGGAGCCGGCCAAAGACGCTGTCGCCGCCTTGCAGGAAGGTGAAAACATCTTCCAGCACAAGGAACAGCAAAAGCCATTTTGCGGCCGCAAGGGCAGTTTGCAGATTAAATCCTTGCAGGAGTTTCACCGCGCCTGCCAAAAAAGACAGAATCTTGCTTCCATTGGTGGCAAGGAATAGAGCCGTTGCGACCATCACGATCAGCTTCAGCAGCTGTTCCACGCCGCCAAGTTTCTCGGCAATATTTTTCAGCCACGAAGTCAGCCGTTGTGCTTTTCCTATCAGGAAATCGCTTATGGTTTTTATTGTTTTGCCAATACTGGTTGTGATGCCAAGCATGTCATCTGCGCCTGCAAGCCAAAGCCCCCACTGATTTCTGACATAAGTAAGAGCGTCCCCGATGCCGAAACCGAGTTCATCAAAGTTCTTTTGAATGTCGCTTTCCGCCGCAAAGAACGCTTCTTTCAGTTGCTTTGCGGAAAGTTTTCCGCTCTCTGCCAGATTTTGGAGTTGCTTTTCGGACACTCCCATTGCAGACGAAATGGCTTTCACCACCTCTGGGGCAGCTGTTTTTAAGTTGGAAAAGCTAGATTTGTCCAGCTTGCCCGAAGACATAGCCTTTTGCAGTACGCTCATGGTGTTGTCAAGATTTGCTTCTCTGCCGGAGCCTTTTTCCAGCTTTTCGACAAGCGAAACAAACTTCACAGCATCATCAACTGGGAACAGCTTACTGTTCAGCTGCACCAGCTTTGTCACATCTCCGGCCATGACCCCGTATTCTTCACGGCAATCCTGAGCCCCTTTCAGAATCTTCTGCTGGATATCCGCTTGGCCTCCCATCTCGCGGGTTGCCCCGCGGATGGTATCGTTGATACTGCCAAATTCCTCTGCAAGACTAGCAAGCTTAGTAAAGGAAAAGCCGATGCCGATTGCGCCAAGTGCTTTAGCTGCAAAGCCTTTTACTT